TTCCCCCTCAGACTGGGTTTATGCTTCAGCTAGCATTACAGCAATATCAGCATCAGCAACATCATTTGAATTAGAAGCAATTGATAAAGGTGTTATTTGGAATAATACAGGTTCAGTACTTTCTCAAAATGCAATGGCATCAGGTTCTTCTGATAATGTACGATGGGAAGTTAATACAGTAAATACTTCCTCAGGAACTTTTTCATTACTTATTAGACGAGGTACAGATACCCAAAACAATAAATCAATATTAGAATCTTGGACTAATTTATCGTTAGATCCAACTCAAGATAACTTTATCTCTAGAGTAATTGGTGATGAAAAAGCTAACTATATTTCAGGAGATAATTACTTGCAAATATCTGGATCATATCCAAATGCTTCTAGGTATGTAAGAGTCAAATCAGTAAATTTAACAACCCCAAATTATTTAGATAATGCTGGAAACGCACGAGATATATATACGGGATCACTTCCATCAGTAGGATCGGGTTCGTACAATGGTTCATTTGCTGGAGGTGTAGGTAATATAATTCCTACGGGTAGAACAATGAATATGTATCAAGATATTAATGCTACAGATTCACAAGGTTTAGTAGGAAGTGATTATACTACTATGTTAAATTTATTATCTAACCAAGATGATTACCAATTTAACTCATTATTCCTCCCAGGTTTAACTAATGCTGACCATACATCTCAGATTACTACAGCTATCAATAATACTCAAACTAGAGGTGATAGTATTTTAGTGATTGACCCTGATGGGTACTCTACTAGTATTACAGAAACTGTAAATCAAGCATCTTCAAGAAATAGTTCATATGCAACTATGTATTGGCCTTGGTTACAAACAATAGATCCTGATTTAGGAACTAGAGCATGGGTCCCAGCCTCAACTATGATCGCAGGAGTTTATGCATTTAACGACAGTGTAAGCGAGCCATGGTTTGCCCCAGCAGGTATCAATAGAGGAGGATTAACTAACGTAGTTCGCGCTGAAAGACAATTAACAGCTACTAATAGAGATACTTTATACGAAGAAAATGTAAACCCAATTGCAACATTCCCTGGAACAGGAGTTGTAGTATATGGACAAAAAACACTACAAAAACAAGCTAGTGCTTTAGATAGAGTAAATGTTAGAAGATTATTGATTTCACTTAAATCTTATATTGGACAAGTTGCTCAAACATTAGTATTTGAACAAAATACAGCAGCTACAAGAAATAATTTCTTAGCAGCAGTAAATCCATATTTAGAAACTGTTCAACAAAGACAAGGTTTATACGCTTTTAAAGTAGTAATGGATGACAGTAACAACACCCCAGATGTAATTGATAGAAATCAATTAATTGGTGCTATTTACTTACAACCAACCAAAACAGCTGAGTTTATAATTTTAGACTTTAATGTATTACCAACAGGGGCTACTTTCCCAGTATAAAGGTTTAAAGAACGAATATTTATAATAGAATAAAATAGATAACAATGGCAGTATTAGATCCGAACGAAATATTTTTCACAGCGTTTGAGCCAAAACAAGCGAATAGATTCATCATGTATATTGATGGGTTTCCAGCTTACACAATTAAAGGTGTAGGTGCTGTAACATTAAGTCAAGGCACAGTGGCTTTAAACCATATTAACGTTCAACGTTTCGTTAAAGGTAAATCTACTTGGGGTCCTATCCAGTTTACACTATTTGATCCAATCACACCTTCAGGTGCACAAGCAGTAATGGAATGGGTAAGACTACACCACGAATCAGTAACTGGTAGAGATGGTTATTCAGATTTCTACAAGAAAGATTTGACATTTAACGTATTAGGTCCTGTAGGTGATGTAGTATCAGAATGGATTATCAAAGGTGCTTTAATTACTGAAACTAATTTTGGTGAATATGGTTGGGATACAGAAAATACTGCTATCAATTTAACGATGACAGTACAACCCGATTACTGTATCTTAAACTTCTAAAAAAAAGTAAATACTTTTAAAGAGAGCTTGGCTTACGTCAAGCTCTTTTTTATATTAAATATGTATACACGATAAACGTTATAAATAAAAATATGAGTTTTAACTTACCAACAGAAACAATCGAGTTACCTTCAAAAGGTTTATTATATCCTGAAGGTCATCCACTATCAAATGGTACTATTGAAATTAAGTACATGACTGCTAAGGAAGAAGATATTCTTACCAACCAAAATTATATTCAAAACGGAACCGTATTAGACAAATTATTAAAGTCCCTAATTGTAACTAAATTTGATTATAATGATTTAATTATTGGTGACAAGAATGCTATTATGGTTGCTGCTCGTATTTTAGGATATGGGGCCGAATATAAATTTACTTATAATGGAGTAGAAGAAGTTGTTGATTTATCTCAAATTGAAAATAAACCCTTAGATGAATCTTTATATACTAAAGGACAAAACGAATTCACATTCACACTCCCAGCTTCAAATAATGAAATTACATTCAAATTTCTAACTCAAGGTGATGAAGTTAAAATTGACAGAGAATTAGAAGGATTAAAAAAATTAAAAAAAGAAGAATCTCCTGAATTAACTACTCGTTTAAAATATATGATTACTTCTATTAATGGTGATCGAGAAACCAAAACAATCCGAGAATTTATTGATCAAGCCTTTTTAGCTCGAGATGCTAGATCATTTAGAGAGCATATTTCAAAAATTCAACCAGACGTGGATTTAACTTTTTTTCCCTCTACTTCAAACAAGTCAATCTCTCTCCCAATTGGGATTAACTTTTTTTGGCCTGACGCCAACCTCGGCTAAACAATATAGATTAAATTTTTTAACTCAAATCCATGAAATTTGTTTTTATGGACAAGGGGGGTATTCTTGGCCTATAGTTTATGAAATGCCTTTATGGTTAAGAAAATTTACTTATTCTAAGATTAAAGATCATTATGATAAACAATCAGAAATGATGAAAAAATCTAAAGAATCCTCTAATCCTAATTCTACTAATATGATAAATTCAGATGGGACTGTAAAAATCCCTACAAAAAGTAGCTATAAATAATATTTATAACATATAAATAGATTATGGCCCTAAAAGACGATATACAAGCTGCAAGAGAAGAACTTATTGCTTTAGATGGTGAACTTAAAGGTATTGGAGAACAATTAAAAGAAGGAATTGGTTTTCAAATGGAAGCTTTAAATGAAACTACTCAAAAAGTAGCGAAAAGTTTTCAAAGAGATTTAGGGAGTGCTATAAATAGATCTAATAAAAGCCTTGATGAACAAGAAAAAATTAGACAAAAAATCCTTAAAGGTCAAGATGCTTCTAAAGAAATAGAAAAAGAAATAGTTAAAGTTCAAAAAGAACGAGATACTATTTTAAGAAAAATAGAAGGTCTTAAGAGAGCAGGAGTAGCGTTTAATGCTGAAGAAATTCTTTTATTAGAATCAAGTTTAGAAGCCCAAGAATCATCTTTAGAAACTCTTAATGAGATAAATACTACCCAAATTGCTAACCGAGGCCTTAGTGGTAATATTCTCCAAAATGCTAAAGAATACTTAATAACTCTAGATAAATCTGGATTAGCTGCTCAATTTTTAGAGGGTAATTTATCTAAAGCACAAAAAGTTGCCTTAGCAGGAGAAGCAGTAATTATTGCTATTGCTAAAGGTGCTTTAGAAGGTAGTGATAATATAGCTCAACTAGAAAAAAATCTAGGAATTAGTTATTCTTCATCTTACAGACTTCAAAACAGCCTAGCTATTACTGCTGCTAGTTCTGAGAAATTATTTATTACTTCAAAAGATTTAAATAAATCATTTACTGATTTAGCAGCTCAAACAGGTTTATTATCTGATTTTGGGGGTGATACATTAGTTACAATGACTGCTTTAACTAAACAATTAGGTTTAGGGGTAAAAGAAGCATCTCAATTATCATTATTAGCCAGAACACAAGGAGAAGATACTGAAGGCATTTTAGATAGCACTGTAGAAACTGTTAATGCTGTTAATAGACAAAGAAAAAGTGCTATTAGTGCTAAAGCAGTTTTAAATGATATATCTACTGCTTCTGCTTCAATTGTAGTGTCATTAGGAATGTCTCCTCAATTATTAGCTGAAGCTGCTACTGAAGCTAGAGCTTTAGGTTTAAGTTTAGAAGGGGTAGATAAAATTGCAGGTTCACTATTAGAATTTGAATCTTCAATTGAAAATGAACTAAAATTCCAGATGTTAACTGGAAAAGAAATAAATCTTGATAAAGCCAGACAATTAGCATTAGATAACGATTTAGCAGGACTTTCAGAAGAAATTGCTAAAAATTCTGAAATAACTGAAGCATTCTCTACGGGTAATAGAATTCAACAACAAGCAGCAGCTGATGCCTTAGGTATGTCTCGTGATGAGTTAGCTCAAATGGTAATGCAACAAGAGTTATTGAATTTAGCTAAAGATGATTTTATAGCCAAATATGGAGAACAATCATATCAAGACATGCAAGCCATGTCAGCTAGTCAAAAATTCACAGCTACTATGGAAAAACTAAAAGGTATTGTAGCAGATATTGGTACTATATTCTCTCCTATTATTGATGGATTTGCTTCTTTAGTAGGAATTTTAGCTGAAAATAAAAGTTTATTAATAGGAATAGCAGCCGCAATTGCTGCTGTAGGAGTTCAATATGCTATTATGAAAAGACAAGCAATTAAAACTGCTATTTTTGGTATATTTGAGTCGTTCTCTAAAATCCCCGGTGGATTTGGAATCCCTTTAGCTATAGGAGCAACTGCAGGAATGATAGCATTAGCCAACTCATCAGCTCAAGCAGTAGAAGATGGTATCGCAGATTCTTCTCGTGGTCCATTTACTATTACCGATTCATATGGTAAAATGGCTATGACAGCTAAAGGTGATAACCTAGCAGTATCACCTAATATTAGTAAAGGTGGAGGTGGTGATAGTAAAATGTTGTCTGTATTAGAACAGATAGCAAAAAAAGATTCAAATGTTTATATGGATTCATCAAAAGTTGGATATGCTGAATCATTAAGCTATAGTAAACTTTAAAATTTAATATTTATAACAAAACATAATATTATGGGATTATTAAATAAATTAACAAACAACGGTTCAAATTTAACTCCATACAATGGAGCTACCCCTTCTAACATGCCTGGTGCAAGTGATTTATCACCTCTCCACGATGAATATTCAATTAATGGAAATCCAAACATGCAGAAAAAACCACAACCTTCTACATTAGATTTAGATGGTTTAACTCCTCCTAAGTATACAGATAACCTACCAGGATAACTAAATGCCGTTAGTAGACTTAAAAACCGACCTTAGATCTCTAAGATTTGGCTCCCCTAACAATCCAGGAGATAGACCTGCTGGTGGGTGGAGTAATCAACCTTATATATCAACACCTATTGGAGCTGATTTTTTAGCCCCAACCCCTAATCGTTTTGCTATAGGAAATGGTAGTGATTTTATCTTAAGAGGTGGAGCAAGTGCTTTTGTAGATGCCTCTACAGATGTTGTAAGGTTAGGTAAGATGTTTACAGACCTTAAATCTCCAAATGGTATACAATTTGTTGCTAAACAAGAGTTGTTATCAATGACAGGGGTAAATATTTTTGCTGGATATAACACTATAACAAGAACAGCTAATAGAGCAAGATTAAATGATGGTGTATATACTCCATTATCTACATTCCTAGCAGCAGGTCCTACAGGAAACCTTATTGGTGGTCACCCATTAAAACAAGGTTCAGACCCAACTGGAAACAATATAGCATTTAGTAGACCTCAATATACTAATTTAGTTAATAGATCCAACCCAGTTTTAAGAAATAATTCAAGACTTTTAACCCTTAATAAAAAATTTGTAAGAAACCAAACATTTGGTCCTTTATTTTCTTATTTAGGGGGACCTAACGCAGGTACTGATGTTACTTCTATTAATACTATTATTAGTTTTGCTAAAGATGGTACTAGAACAGGCATTAACAACCCAGAATTTACAGGAAACCGACCATTTTTCTTTGGTAAAGGAGGAGCTACTCTTACTAATACTGAATTAAATAGATTAAGCAGTTTTAATTCATTTAGAACAACAGGTAAAGCTATAGATTTTAGAAAACAAATTACTTCTAAAGTTGTTGGTGTTACTCAACATGATATAGCTAGAAGAAATGGTACTTTAACTAATGCCCCTGGCTATAACCAGAAAAATTTTGAAAAAAGAGTAAATGCTGGTAATCCGGGTAATCCTGCTCTTAATAGAAAAAACTACTCTTCAGGTGCTATAGATCCTACAACAGGAAAATCAAATGTAGTAAATAAAATTAATGCATTGTATATGTACAATGCTGATAATGTTACTTCCACTAAAGAAGGAAACGCAATTGTAAATGATTTTGTTAAATTTAGATTTGCAGTAATAAACCCAGATAAACCAAAACAAAAAACATTTGTCCACTTCCCAGCTTTCTTTGATGGTGCTATCACAGATAATATGGGTGCTAATTGGGGTAGTTTTAAATATTTAGGTAGAGGTGAAGAATTCTTTAATTATGAAGGATTTACTAGAGATGTAAGTTTTAGTTTTCAAGTAGTAGCTCAGTCTAAACCCGAGTTATCTATAATGTATCAAAAACTAAATTATCTCCAATCAACACTAGCACCTAATTTTAGTGAAAATGGGTTTATGAGAGGTAATATTCATCAATTAACTATTGGTGGTTATTTCTTTGAACAACCTGGTATAATCACATCTTTAAATTATACAATGCCTACTGAATCTCCTTGGGAAATAGGCATTCCTTCATCAAATCAATCCATCTCCGATGTAGGTGGTAACACATACAGAGATCCTTCAGTAAAAGAATTAACCCATATTATTAATGTTTCGGTTCAATTTAAACCAATCCAAAGATTCTTACCACAAACTATAGGTTCACCTTTTGATACTACAAATAAAGAGGGTATATTTGGTAAAAATAATATTAAACAAAAATTCATACAATTAGCTAATGGAACAGAAGCAAATCAAAATTTATATGATTTAGGAGTCCCTAATGCTACAATAATTCCATCTCCAGAAGATCCTTTTATACCACCAGATTTAACTATAAATGAAATCGAATTAGAAGAAATCCCTGAAGAAGATGATTTTGAATTTATAGATATTTTAGGTCAAAGAAGGGCGGCAGAGGCAGAAGAAGCATTTACTAATGAAATATTTAATCAAAGATTTTAATGGGTAGATATAGTAATACATTAATTAAAAAAAACGGAGAAGGTAAACGCTATTACATTAGTAATAGATACGTTGAAATTCCTCGTAATGATAATGATCTGTATGTTATTACTAATGATGGAGATAGATATGATATATTAGCTAATCAATATTATAATGATGCTAGCTTTTGGTGGGTAATATCTTCAGCAAACCCAGAATTTGTAGGTTCTATGTATCCCCCATCGGGAGTCCAGATAAGAATTCCTGGTAATTTAGCTTTTGTGTTAAATGCTTTAAATATAAATGAATAAGTTATGGCAGATAATAATTTCGAAGGTACTAATTTACTAGGAGGACCTTTTAAACCTTACGTAAACAAACAAGTTGCTCAAAGGCAAGAACGTTTAGGTAAAATTCAAAAAGACAATCAAGAGATTGTTTGGCAAAATGCTAAATCTGCCTATATAGCATTAGCTTCTTCTGTTAATATTGAAAATAGTACTTATACTACTACCACTCAGGTAGTGGATACTACTTTTAGTGACTTAGTACAGAATAGGTCAACAATGCAACAAAATTCAACTTTTGCAGATATAGCATTAAATACACCAACCCGTGATGTAGAAACTACCACTACTTATGATGATGGTACTAAACGTCTTCAACAGTTAGACTTAAAAGAAAGTTTTTTAGGTAACCAATTAGCCAACAATATAGTATTATTTGGCGGTACAGCTTATTTTGAAGTAAATTCTTCAGGCTCATATTCTAACCCTTATTACCGTTCAGGTTTATCTACCACTAATTCTATATTAAATAATTCTGCTTATGGATTTGGGGGAACTAGTTTTGGTATGAGTGCTATGCCTGGTATAACTTCTTTTAATATCAAGTCCCGTAATATGGGTTCTTTAAGAGAAGCTTCAGTAACTATTAGAGCTAATAACGAAAAACAATTCCAACTTATTGATAGTTTATATTGTAGAATTGGTTATTCTATGTTTATAGAATGGGGTAATTCTATTTACTTTAATAATGATGGTAAATATGTTTCAAATCCTAATGCTGAAGGTGTAACAAGCCTTCTACCTATATTTCTCTCAGGCAAAAACGGTGATAAAGTTATTAGTGATAATCCTAATCAATTTTTACAATTAATAGAAAAACGTAGAGAAAAATCTAATGGTAATTACGATGCGTTTTTTGGTAAAATAAAAAACTTTAGTTGGGAGTTTAATAAAGCTGGCTACTATGAAATTAGTTTATCTTTAATTAGCCAAGGTGATATAATTGAAAGTTTAAATATTGATGGTCAATATGGTGGAACTTCTACTTTAGGTAATGTTGAAGGTGTATTACAACCCCAACCTAATGAAAGTTCTGCATTAACTTCTTTTTTAGCTACAGTTTCATCACCTACAAAAAATAGTAACACATTAATCATCCCAGCTCAACGCGATGCAGATGGTGTTACTCCCGAACAAAGAATAGTAACAGAAGAATTTAAAAACTTTAAAACAACTTTAGTACCTGATATAAGTGCTGAAGTTACCCAAGCAGGAGGTAAAAGTGGTTTTGCAATTAACCCTACAGTAACTTCAACAACCTCTTCAATTTCTTCTAATACGATTGCATCTTTAAATTATACTCGATTAGAAAGTTCTGTAGGGAAAATTGTTAGTGCTACTGCTACTTTTGCTCAAGAAAAACCTTACTTTTATGTACGTTTAGGGGATATCTTAGATTTCATTAAAGACAGATTATTAGTTTATTCCTCAGAAGGAGATAATGAACCTATTTTAGATATAGATACTAATACTCTTAAAAATGTTTGCTACTACCCAGGCATAAATGTATCAGCAGATCCTTCAAAGGTAATGGTAAATAATGGACTTCCTTATACTAATAATGAATTAAAAACTATAGCTAATAGTACAGAAGATTGGAATCCAAACCAGGTAAATCAAGATAGTATTTTTAAGTTACCAAAAGCTAAATTAGAAAACTTTGGTTCTAGATTTAACCCAAATAATCCAACAGAAAAATTTCCTTTACACGGAAAGATAATGAATATTTATTTTGAATATCAATATCTTTTAGGTGCTATTAAGAATCTAAGAAATGAACAGACCGGAACTATTAGCTTGTATGATTTTGTAGATGAATTATGCCAAACCGCTAATAGTTGTTTAGGTGGAGTTAATAAACTTTCTATTAGATTAGAAGATGATAAAATAATGAGGATTTATGATCAAAATCCTATTTATGGTACTCAAAATGTTAAAAATTCTATTATTAATCTTTATGGAATAAACCCAACCCTAAACTCTTCAGGATCAGTAGTAGGAAGAGATGGTAGTTTTGTAACAGATTTTAATATTAAAACAGAATTAACTAATGATTTTGCTACTCAAGTTACTATTGGAGCTCAAGCCCAAAGCAATAATGTAGGATCAGACGCTACTGGTCTATCATCTTGGAACTCAGGATTAAAAGATAGGTTCTTCCCTAAAAAAATAGATTCTTTAAGAAAAAATAATGGTACAACAGTTCCTACAACCAAAGAAAGAATTGATAAGTTAAAAAATCAATTAAAATATCTTTGGTTAGGGTATGCTGAAGGAAAAATTGGAACAGATAAAACTATAACTATTATTAACAATACTTATAGAGAAAAAGTTTATGTATTTACAAATTTTCCCACAACCCGATACTCAGAATTTATAAAATTACAAAAAGATTGGCTCCAAGAAATTCTTAAATTAGAAAATGAAATTTTTAATAAAACTCAAGTAAAAGAAAATAAACAAACTTTAGGAACTAACCAAATAGGAATGCTTCCAATAAATATTTCTGTTACTATGGAAGGACTTTCTGGGATACGAATATATGATAAATTAGAAGTTGATACTAGATTTTTACCTAAATATTATCCCCAAACTTTAATTTGGATTATCAAAGGTGTTTCACATGAAATTCAAAATAATAAATGGTATACTAAGTTAGAAACCATAGCAGTCCCCAAATTACCAATAGAACAAAACTTTGATGAAGCTTTAGGAAAAGGACAATTAGATGTTGAAGATGAAACAGTAGATATAGACGATGTCGCTTGGGATGGTAGTTATCCTTTAGACACCCTTACAGTTACTACAACAGGTATAGACAATTCCCCAACTCCTACAGTTATAAAAGCATTAAAATCATTAGATGATAATATTTTAATCCCTATTACTAATGAATTTGGTACAATGTTAATAACCAGTGCTTACAGAAGTAAAGCTGTTAATCTTGCTATTGGGGGTTCTACAACTTCTCAACACCAATTTGGTGAAGCCGTTGATTTTGTTGCTGTAAAAGGTGGTAAGGAATTAAATGAAGTATTTACTTGGATAGCTGATAATTTAACCTTTGGACAATTAATATGGGAAAAGGGAGATGATGATAACCCACAATGGATTCACGTAAGTGATGCTACTGCTAGATTTGGTAAAAGTGGTGAAATTTTACGTTTTGATCCTAGTGGCTCTCCAAAGTATAAACTTTGTGATAAATTTGGTAAACGAACATAGTATGTATTATCCTAAAAATCAAATACAAACTGGATTTTATAGCAATAATACTCTTGCAGAGCTTGCTACAAAAAAACCTTATATTGGTCCTTACTTTAACACCTCAGATGGTAAAAGTTTTAGCGGAAAAGAACCTAATGATGGTCCTAATATAGAATTAATCCCATTACCCAATCCCACAATTCAACGAAAACCAACTCCTGCTTTTGATGAAGGAGATGAATTAGGAAATCAAGACCCACGTTTTTTACCTTACAACTTACGATATAGCATAATTACAGATGCTCCCAGAAATGAAACTCCTTACTTCCCAATCTCATATTATCCTATTTTAACCCCAGAAAATATAGATAATGGTGAATTTACTAGGTATTTTGTTAAAAAATCAAATCAAAATATTTATACTGAAATTAATAGTAATAATTTTGCTGAATCTATATCTTCAAGTTTATATATAGGTTTTCAATTACCCTGGGTAATAAGTGGAAATAAAGAAAATGTTAGACAAATAAATGCAAAACAAGTTGGATTTGTAGAGAAAAATTTACAAATTAATGGTTTAGGAAAGTTTTTAAGATTTAATTATCTTCAATTTTATCAAGGTTGATAACGTAAAAAAAAGGTTGTATATTTAAATAAATGTTTTGGTTAATAGAAAATAAAGAACAATTCGAGGTTTTAAAAAATAGTGGTTTTCAAGAAGCGTTTGTAGAGGTTATCCTAAATAATTCTTACCAACACCCAACACAAAACTCTATTATTGGCTTCTATGTAAGACCTATTCAAGGTCATAAGGGCTACATTCTACCTACATCTCATCCCGAATGTGAAAATTTATTTGAAGATGAAGTATATTTATATTTGAAAGGGTTAAAAAAAATATATGTAAGGGATAAGAAAGAATTTCTACATTACACAATTTTAAAGCAACTTGTAGATATAACATTAGGATCTCCTCCGTATATACTCCCACAAACAACAGCTCATTCTACATTATATAGGAGATTTCCGGATCTATTAACGGTTAATCAACTCGTGCCGATTACCAAACACTATGAGGTTTGCGAGCAAATATATGATGATTTGGAGCATCGTGTTAATACCGTGGTAAACCCGTTTTATAATGATAAAGCAACATTAGTGTTCAATGCCATAGAGCGTAATGGTATAAAAATAGATAAAGATGAATTTAAAAAACACTTCCAGAAGGATCCGCAGGACGAGTTTGTATTTACTTCTTACAATCTTAATACCCTTACTACAAGGCCTTCCAACAAGTTTGATGGTATCAACTATGCGGCTCTCAACAAGGAAAACGGTTGTAGGAAAAGCTTTATTCCTTGTAATGATGTCTTTGTGGAATATGATATTAGCGCCTATCATCCTACTCTTAGTGGGATGCTTGTCGACTATGATTTTGGTGATGATGATATACATAAGGCTTTTGCAAGCATGTATGGTGTTGATTACAACAAAGCTAAAGAATTAACGTTTAAACAATTATACGGAGGAGTATTTGATCAATATAAAGATCTTCCGTTTTTTAAAGCTACATCTAAGTATATACGTACGACCTGGGAAACTTTTCAAACAGAAGGCGTTATAACATGTCCTATCTCTAATTACGAATACAAACGTGATGTTTTAGAGAACATGAACCCACAAAAGTTATTTAACTATATTTTACAAAATATGGAAACAAGCTTGAATATCGAAATTTTATTTCGTATATTTAAACTATTGAAAGGTAGGAACACAAAACTCGTACTTTACACATATGATTCATTCTTATTTGATGTTGATAAGGGTGAAGAATTTTTACTAGATGACATCAAAGAGGTTTTTTATAAATTAAAGTTACAATTAAAAGAAAAAAATGGAATCAACTACGATTTTACCTAAATACGACTATATTTATGGGGAAGACATTGACTCACCCCAAAATACTATAGATTTGAATAATAAGTTATTTTGTACTTTTACTAGTCTTGAGAATCTTGATAGATTAGTAGAAGATTTACAATCTCAATATACAATCATGTACAACAAGATGTTTGTACTGCATATAAAAAGCAACGATGAG